CACAGAATTTAAGTTTTTATGTAGATACTCTACTTTATATATTAAATTCATATGAACAGGAAGATAGTTATAAACTGCTTTCACAACAGGAAAGAAATGCAGGCTATTTCCTTAAACGTAATGTAAAGGGTATATTAAGAGCTGATATAAAGAGTCAGATTCAATGTCTTGTACAAGGTGTCAGCACAGGTATTTATAATGTTGATGAAGCACGTCATGAGCTTGACCTACCAAAGACAGAAGGTGGCGAAGTAAATATTGTAAATGGTACATTTATACCTCTTAAGGATGTAGGTAAACAATATGATAAGGAGGAAGAATAATGAGTAATTTTTTGTTTAAGCCAGGACAGGCAGTAAGCGTTCATGGCAAAAATGGCATAGAGGATATGCTTATAATAGGTAATTGCATAAGAGATCAGAATGATGTTCTTCATGATTATGTAGGTGTGCCTTATTCTATAGGTTATAAAGGCAGTATTGCTTTTTTTGAACATAGGGAAATTATAAGCATAAAAGATAAAGGAGTTGTTCAAGAAGTATATGAACATTAAAGAAATTTTTAGCAATGTTAAACTTAAAAGTAACATTGCCAGACTTGATATATATGGAGATATTGTCAGCAGTGAGTGGGATGCTTGGTCTCATGAGGATACTTATCCTAGTTTTGTAAGTGGATTTTTAGAAGATATTAAAGATAAGGAACTTCATGTACATATTAACAGTGGTGGCGGCAGTGCTTTTGCTGGTGTTGCAATTTATAATTTACTTAAGGCTAGAGAGGGTAAGACTGTTGTGCATATTGATGCTTTGGCAGCAAGCGCGGCAAGTGTGATAGCTCTTTCAGGTGATGAAATAAGAATGCCTGCAGGTAGTATGTTGATGATTCATGAGCCTTGGAGTTGGGTCGCAGGAAATAGTACTGAATTAAAAAAAGAAGCCGAAAATCTTGATAAGATTTGTGAAAGTATGATTAGCATATATAATGAACACCTTATAAATGATGGTGATACTGAAAAAATTGCAGAGCTTGTCAGAGCTGAAAGTTGGTTAAGTGCTGATGAATGTAAAGAACTCTTTAAGAATGTTATTGTTGAAAATGATATGAAGGCTGTCGCTTGTATTAAAAGTGAAAGTATGATGCATTATAAAATTCCTAAAGTGTTAATGTTTGCGGATTCAGAGACTAAGTCTGAAACAGAAGGCAAAAGTGAAGCAGAAATAAAAAAAATGTTAATGGAAATTGAAATTGAAGAAATGTTGTAGTTAAGAGCCTAAAGGCTCTTTTTTAATATTTATTTTTAAGGAGGTAAACTTAATGAAAAGAAGTATTGAAATTCAGAATGCCATTGTAGAGAAGAAAAAGCAGATGGCAGACTTAAAGGCTAAGGGTGATATTGAAGGTGCTTATGCCTTAGTAGAGGAAATTAAGGCTTTGAGACAGGAGCTTGAAGTAGAAAATGCTCTTGATGAGCCTGAATTACCATTCGATGATTTAGGTGATGATGTTAAGGCGAGCATTAAAAACAATAAGGCTGCTGCTTTAAAGGCTTTGAATAAAGCTATCAGAGGCAAGAAACTTACAGAGGCAGAAGCTGCTCTTATTGAATCTAATGATGAAAGCGGCGGTTATCTTGTTCCTGAGGAAATACGAACTGAAATAGATGAGCTTAAGAGAAGTCTTAATTCCCTTAAGGAATTATGCAATGTAATTCCTGTTACAACAAAAAGCGGACAGAATACTGTTGAAACTGAAAGTGATGGTAAACTTCTTGATTTTGACGAGATGGGAGAAATCAAGGAAGGTGATATTACCTTTACAAGAGTTCCTTGGAGTATTAACGATAAGGGATTACTTATTCCAATTTCTAATCAGCTTATTAAAGACGAAAAAGCTAACTTAATATCTTATATCAATAAGGATTTTGCTAAGAGAGCTGTAAGGACTGAAAACGCTGATATTGTTAAAATTCTTAAGGAAGCCGAGGTATTTGAAGCAACAGATTACAAGGGTATTAATACTGTATTAAATACTAAACTTGATGCTGCTATTGCTGATAGTGCTGTTATTTTAACTAATCAGACAGGTTTTGATTACTTAGATCAGTTAGAAGATAAGAATGGCAGACCTTTATTGACACCAGATATTACTAATCCAACTGCATTGACGTATAGAGGTCATAAGGTAATCAGTGTTAATGATAATGAGTATTCTGTTGAAACAGGCATTGAATTTTGGGTTGGTGATATTTCTAGCTTTGTTGACTTTGAAGACAGACAGGGTTATGAAATTGCAATGTCTGAACATGCAGGCTTTAAAACATACAGCACATTATTTAGATGTGTTGAAAGATATGGTGTGTCAAAGAGAGATTCGAAAGCTGGCATTAGGGTTGTTATTCCTGCTACAAGTGCAGCATCAACAACCGAAACTACAGAAACAACAAAGGCTAGTAAATAATATAAGGACTGATTATAATGCTTGAAAAAGTAAAATTATTCTTGAGAATTGAGCCTGAATTTACCGAAGAAGATAGTTTGCTTTTAAGTTTTATTGATGAAGCCAAAGCCTATTGCAGAAATGCGGTAGGCTTTTATCCTGATGAGGATAATCCGCTTTATAAAAGATTTGTAATTATGTATGTAACAGATGCGTATGAAAACCGCTCTGCTGATATAAAAAATCCATCAAACGTATCTAAATACACATATTTATTAATGCAGTTGAGGTATTGCAATGATAACGAGTCAGGACAGAAAACATAGAATTCAAGTTTACGAGAGTAAGAAAAATGGCAGGGATGAGAGCGGTTGTGTCATTTATGATTATGTGCTAGTTGGTAAGGCTTGGGGGCAGATTATAGCAAGTGGTGGTAAGGAAAATAATCATGATGGTAATGTTACAGATTATGAAATTTCCTGTAAGGTGCGTGTCAGGAAAGAATTATATCACTGGGCTAAAGGTATGATAATAAAATATCAGAACTATAGATATGAGGTGTTATATGTACAGCCTGTGTATAATCAACCTGAATTATTAGAACTTGGTTGTAAATTAGTGGTGGAAGGAGCTGAATTGTATGGGGATGGAAGTTGATGCAGATGATTTTCTTAATGCTCTTGATTTAGTAAAAAAAGTATATCCGAAGAAAGTTAAAAAGTTTATGCAAAAAGAAGGCAACAGGCTTAGAGCTAAAACTGTATTAACTGCTGATGAACGAGTAGATGAAAAAACAGGTAATTACAGAAAATCAATTAAAAGAGGCAAGCCTTATGTTTATGCTGGAAACGGAGCTGATTCTATTAGAGTATATTCAACAGCTCCTCATGCACACTTAATTGAATATGGTCATGTTCAGGATACATCCAAAGGCGAAATAAGTGTTCCTGGTAGATTAGTATTTGATTCTGCACGAAAGGAATTTGAATCAATTTATGAGACTGATGCTCTAAAATTTGTTGATGAGATTGCTAAGGAGTTGAGTTAATGGACAGCCTTAAAATTTATGCCGAAACTGTTAAGGTTATTGAGGATGCAATAGGCTGTGAATGTATAGCTTATGATGAAGAAACTCCTATTGTTAGACCAAGCTTTAAACTTAACATGAGCGTAACTACAGAGCCTTTAACTGATATAGTATCATACAAAGATGTTGAAATGGAGCTTGTTTATTTTGCGAAAAATAAAAAACACAGCCAAATTGAGAATCAAAAAATACAATCTATTATTAGTAAATTACTAATGAAAGATATTATAACTGATGATGGAGATGGATTTAGAGCTGAAAGTGTTAGGTCAGACAGAACTGTTACAGGTGAGTTGAGAATGGAGTGGAATTATCATTCTGATTTTGACGAAGATTGGAGTTCTGAAAATGATACTGAAATGCTTGAAAATCTTGACATTGAAATTTATGAAAACTAAAAGAGAGGAGAATGTAAATGGCAAATGAAAAGGTACCCAATATTGAAATTATTTTTAAACAGAAAGCCACTTCTATACTCAATCGAAGTGAGAGAGGTACAGCATTTTTAATAGTAAAAAATGTTACTGATGATTATGCAGCTGGAACATATGAAAGATTTACAAACCTTACACAAGTTGATGAGCAGGCATATCTTCCTGAGATTTATACAGCAATTAAGGGAGCATTATCATATTCGCCATATGAATTGTATGTTATCAGAGCTGAAGAAGAAAATATTTCATCTGCACTTAATTGTATTTTAAATATTAGCAATACAGGCTGGATAGCTGTTGCTGAATCAGTTGACAAAGACAATGAAATGCTTGTCAGTTGGATTAAGGACAAGGAGAAGCGAGGTGCTACATATAAGGCAGTTGTATATAAAAATAAAGCTGATAATATGCATATTGTTAATTTTACTACAGAGACGGTTATGTTGAATGATAGTGAAGTTGCGGGCAGTAAATATGTGCCTTGGATATTATCAATGGCTGCAAGTATTAATATTGCAAGCAGTCTTACATACAAAGTATGTAATGATATTGATGATGCAAGCTGCTTATATGATGAAGAACTTGAAACAGCAGTTAAAAACGGTGAGCTTGTTATTACAAAAGTTGATGGAGAGCTTGTTATTG